CCGGCCATTGTGGCATCTGTGTTAGTATTATTGTATTTGGGAGACAAGCACGCCTATAGAGTGGGCATAGCCAGCGGCGTGGCCTATGGCATAGGCACACTGTTGGATGTATATGTTTTTCAAATAATCAGAGAAAAATTTAAAACCAATTGGTGGGCGGCACCAGCACTGAGCATGATAGCTGCCAACATCATCGACACTTACATATTCTTTTACACGGCGTTCTATCCACAACCATGGGTGCATGCGGTGGCCTTCAACAACACCATGGTCAAGATCATAGTGGGACAGGTTGTGTTCGTACCGGCCTATGGCATACTGCTTACATACCTGTCCAAGAAATTGAACAGGAAATTGGTAGGATAAGGATATTTTTGGTAAGTTGACTTCCGATCTAAATATCCGTATAATATACATATGAGCAATAAAGCAGGAAAAATTTATAAAGCTAGTAAAATCCATAAATACTTTTATGAAGTTATATTGGATCAAAAGACCAGAACATAAAGATATGTATCAAGAAGGTTATATAGGAATTACAACTACAGAAGGTATAAATGGGAGATTATATACACACTTCAATAAATTAAAAAACAATTCTCATCCAAACCCAAAATTACAAAACGCTTATAACAAAGATTCTAATCTGATAGTTGAAACAATTTACAAAGGATCAATAAAGAATTGTATAAAAAAAGAAAAAAAACTTAGACCCTATAAAAATGTAGGATGGAATATTTTAGAGGGTGGAGGATTACCTCCTTTACACAATGGTTATATTTGGTTTACAAATGGAAAAAAAAATAAATTAGATATTGATTGTCCGACTGGTTACTGGCCGGGCAGATTAACAGTTCAAGGAGAAAATCATGGACATTATGGAAAACCAAAAAAATATAAAACAATAGGATTTAAAAAAGGATATACACCTTGGAATAAAGGACTTTCTTTAGGACCAAAAACAATAATAAAATGTCCTAATTGTAATAAAAAGGGTGGGTTGCCTATAATGAAAAGATTTCATTTCACAAATTGTAAGGAGATTAATAATGGGAAATAAGGCTGGTAAGATATGGGGTTCTACAGAACTAATACATGCCAATGGCGTGTTGGAATTCCATAGGATAGATTTCAAGGCAGGTGGCGTTTGTTCCAAGCACCAGCACAAGTACAAGTGGAATGGCTTCTACGTGGTCTCGGGCAAGATGAAGATCAAGGTCTGGCAGAGGGATCAGCAAGATCTCATTGATGAAACTGTATTAGGACCGGGAGATTTTACTAAAGTTAAACCAGGATACTATCATCTGTTTGAAGGTTTGGAAGATGGCATGGCTTTCGAACTTTATTGGGCTGAATTCAACCACGATGACATACAGAGAGAGAACGTGGGTCACTTCAGGAGCGGCAACGTTGTGAGACTGGATAAGAAAGATAAAAAATAATGGCCGACATCTATCACATATGGTGCGACCCAAAGGAAGGGGTCGACGGCAAGGACTTCGCAGAGAAGATCAGGATCTTCCTGGGAGAACTGGTCAGAGACGGCAAGCTGGAGTCATTCAGGGTCATGAGGATGAAGTTGGGATTCAGGAGCATGGAACTTCCGGACTTCCACATCATGATGGAGACCAAGAACATGCAGCAGCTGGATGACGCCATGAGCCTCGTGGGACGCAGGACCGGAGAATTGGAAGGACACCATGTGGCCATGAACTCCCTGGTTGACAAGAACACAATACAACATGCATTGTACAGAGACTTCCCTGACGCTTTCCTTGGCAAGACTGGCAATGAGCCAAGCGAGGAAATAAAAGAAATATTAAAGGCAGTGGATCACTTTCATGAGCAAGATTAAGATAGCAGAACTATTCTACAGCATACAGGGCGAGGGTCGCTACATGGGAGTGCCTTCCGTGTTCATGCGCACATTTGGCTGCAACTTCACCTGTGCGGGTTTTGGCCTAACCAAAGGCATGCGCAGTGACGAGAATGACCGAGTGTTTGAACAACACAAACTGCATCCTTTCAAAGATTACAAAGAGCTGCCTCTGGTGAACACAGGCTGTGATTCATATGCATCATGGGATCCACGATTCAAAGATCTATCTCCCATGCTGACATCAGATGCCATTGTGGAAAGAACTATGGAGATATTGCCTCACAGACGATGGGTGGATGAACATTTCATATTCACAGGCGGAGAACCATTGCTGGGTTGGCAGAGAGCATATCCTGATTTGTTGGAACACGCGAAGATGCAAGAACTCAAAGAAATAACATTTGAGACCAATGGCACTCAAAAATTACATGTTGATTTTAAAAAATATTTGCAAGAATGGACACAACGCAACAACAGAAACAAAGACAGCATTACATTTTCGGTCAGCGCAAAATTAAGCGTGAGCGGAGAAAAACGTGAAGAAGCCATACTGCCTGAAGTGGTGACAGAATATGGTGAAGTGGGTCATGTGTATTTGAAATTTGTGGTGGCAGATCAAACAGATGTGCAGGAGGCCATGGAAGCAGTGAAAGATTATCGTAAAGCAGGATTCTCGGGATCAGTATATCTGATGCCTGTGGGTGGAGTGGAAAGCGTCTACCACATGAACAATAAAACAGTGGCAGAACTGGCAATGAAGATGGGATATAGATACAGTGATAGATTACAGGTGCCTCTGTTTAAAAATGCGTGGGGCACATAATATGGTAATGACATGTTGGAAAACAATTGATTTATTCCAAGAAGTGTTGTAAAATAGAGGTATGAAAGTGAAGAAAACAAAAGACACAACCATTAAGAAAACTACCAAGAGCGAAGAGCCCATGGTCAAGGTATTGCAAGTGAATGTGAATCCAGAAAACCCGAGGAATGGATTTTTTGAACTGGACTGGAATGATGAATTCGTCAACATGCTGAAGCAAAATGGCTACAAGGGAGAATCAGAAGAAGAGATAGTGGACAGATGGTTCCAGAGCCTTTGCAGGACCATCGGCAACGAGCAAGGCATAGACATAACTGGCGCAGGTTATGTGCAAATCAATCGAAGAAACGACGGCAAGACTGAGGTATCATAGGGCATGACCCACATACTAGTGGACACTGCAAATACTTTTTTCAGGGCGAGGCACGTCATACGTGGTGATGCCTCTGAGAAGATCGGCATGGCCATACACATCACGCTAAACTCTATCAAGAAAGCCTGGAATGATTTTGATGGCTCGCACGTGGTGTTCTGCCTAGAAGGTCGTAGTTGGAGGAAAGACCATTATGCTCCCTACAAAAGAAATCGAAAAGAATTAGCAGATGCCATGACAGCCACAGAGCAGGAAGAGAACAAGCTGTTCTGGGAGTGTTATGATGATTTCGTGGATTTTATCAGGACCAAGACCAACGTCACGGTGCTGCAAAATGGCAGATGTGAGGCAGATGATCTCATAGCTCGCTGGATCGATCTCCATCCCCAACAGCAACATGTTATAATAAGCACAGACAAGGATCTAAATCAATTGGTAGCGCCAAATGTGAGACAATACAATGGCATCACAGAGGAAACCATGAAGATGGAGGGATATTTTGACAAGAAGGGTAACCCGGTGATAGACAACAAGACCAAGGAGCACAGGAAAGTAGAGGACCGCGAATGGATGCTGTTTGAGAAGGCCATGAGGGGAGATCCTTCGGACAACATATTTTCAGCCTTCCCGGGAGTGCGCAAGAAAGGCACCAAGAGCAAAGTGGGATTGATAGAGGCATTTGAGGACAGGCTCAACAAGGGCTATGCCTGGAACAATCTCATGCTGAGCAAATGGGTTGATCCCGACGGCATTGAGCACAGGGTGATAGATGATTATGAGCGTAATAGGTTATTGGTTGACCTGCACGCACAGCCAGAGGCCATCGTGCAGGAATTGGATCAAACCATAGCACAGGCCAAGGCAGAAAACAAACAGATATCACAGGTGGGCATCAGGTTCATGAAGTTCTGCGCCAAATATGACCTGCAAAAGATAACTGAACAGGCACAGTTATACGTGGAACCATTCAATGCGAGGTTGGCATGACAGTTAAAGCTAAGATATTGGTGAAGGACAAGTTCTGGATCATTGAGGAGAATGGACAGAAGCTGGGCACACTGCAGAAGAAAGATGACAATGGTTGGATCTTCCTGGGCAAGAAAGACCAGAGGCAAGAATATCCCACGCAGGAGAGTCTCTATTCGCGATTTGGATCGGGCATCTTCGCCATGGACATCACAGTTCCGCCCAACGAGCCCAAGACCGACGAGAGCGAGTGGCATGTGCATGGCTATCCCTGTTCCCAACAGCCCTACAACAGCATGTTTGATGTGCAGAAGCAACTGCCCATCTACACCAAGACCCCCAAGAGCAGGAGCCTGTTCTGCGCTGGCTACTACATCATAGACTTCCCCAAAGGATGGAGGAAGGCCTACTGCCCCAAGGTAATTACACTACAGCGATATGCCTACAAAGGGCCTATCAAAAGCAAGATAGAAATGCAACAGATATTGAACAATGCAATCAAAGAACAAAATACAGACACAACCCATTGAAGACTTCATAGCCAGGGTCAGGACTGCCAAGAGCAAGCAGGATAAGAATATCACCCTGACCATGCAGGATGCGGACCGTTTGGCCGCCAGTTTGAGTCAAACCATGACAAGATTGGTGTCTGTGCAGGAAGACATAATTGAAGCCCTCAAAACAGCACAACAAGCCCAAACAATCAACATCGAAATGGACGGCGGCAAGTTCAGCAAATAATCTATCTGGTAAAAATTGGTAAATACTATGATAAATTATGTCCAGACCCAAGCCAACCGTGCTGTTAACAATCAGCAATAAAGACACTTACAAGCAAGAGGAAGTGCTTGCGGCTGAAGGCATTTGGGCAGTGTTTTACGATGGTAAACCCATCAATCTCAAAAGCTCCAGTTTGGTCAGCAACTATCCAGGCCCCAAGTACAAGAAGGTATCCTTCTCCAATCCAGGACACGCGGAGAACCTGGCCAAGAAGCTCAACACCATGCACAAGACTGACAAGTTTGGCGTGTACCTATTAAAGACCGGCGAAAAATTCAAGAGATAATTAACAGTATGGACGTCAAGACCGCCTATACTCGCACCTTCATGCAATTGCTGAATCAGCCCGATCATGAGGAAACTCTCAAGACCTATTATTATACCTGGTGGCAGAATGTGAGAGAGAGCTATCAGGCCCGATCACTGAGGATGACCAAATCAGGATTAGAAATTTTAAAAAAGTTAGAAATCAAGACCTACAGCATCAAATTTCCAGACAAGATCATCTTCACGCCGCAAACTTTCCTATGGTTGGATGAGTACGTGGATTGTCCATATTATGTGGATAAAAAACAGATTGTGGTCACAATGGAAAGAATGGCCCTGCAATTAATGATGTTCGCGGGAGATGTGACCAAATATGGGTTGGCTCGTGCAATGAGCAAAATAGACGAGCAAAAAAGTCAGTAAAATCAGTGAGTTATACCCAGTTGACCTTATACGGTTTTATGTTATAATGATACTATAACAAACTTTAAGAGAGGTCTTAAAATGGTGAGCAAAAAAGAAAAGGGCACAGCGGTTGGCTCTCAGAACAGAACCGTAACTCCAAATGAAGCAAAGGCAGCACTATCGCATTGCCTGCAATTACAAAGACCACTAATGATGTGGGGTGCACCTGGTATTGGTAAATCTGATATCGTCAAACAGGTCGCAGAAGAACAAGATAGATCAGTGATTGATATCAGGTTGCCATTGTGGGAACCCACAGA